AATTCAGCTGATTTAATTATTGCATTATAATGAAAGAGCCTAAATATGATTTATATAAGTTTGATGATTTAATTAAATCTGATGATTGGCCCAATAATTTAATGGGAATTATAATGCTAAAAGCATATCTGCCTATTAAATCTTTAAATTTAGAAGAATTAAATGAATTAGAGCTTAATGTAAAACATATTTGTTACGGCTCTTTTGGATATCAGTCTTTATTTTTTAGCATTAGAGGTGCTATTCTTAACAAAATTAATAATCAAAAGCAAAAAATTAAAAAACAAAATAAAAAAAAATGATAATTGAACGTATGATAGTAGACTTAGTTGTTGGAGCAATTAATTTTAGCTCTAAAACACTTAGTGCAAGAGTGGTTAATTTCAATGAAATAGATGTTTCATTCAAACTTGCTGTTCCTGTTTGGTGTAATGATAAAGATTTTATTGGAAACAAAGACAATCATTCTGTTGTTTATGCTAAAAATAATAAAAAATGTATTGCTAGACTTGAGATTAAACTATCTGATGTAGATGGTAGTTACCCTAAAGTTAGTAATAATAAGTTTTTTGTTATTAGAAAGAAATACAATATAGTGGAATGGTGTAAAGATGGCTCTAATTTTATTATGTTATTAAATAAAGAAAGAGAAGTTGCTTTTAGAGAAATTAGATCAAATATTGTTTTAGAACAAATAGGAGATTTAACTAAAAAATGGACTGATATAACTGATGGCAAATGGCATAATGGAGCAAAGTTTAATTACGGTCTTTTTAAGTATAGTGATAATATGGAAAATTTTAATTGTTTTCCAAGAATAAAGCAGCTTGATGTAGCTGTTCAAAGTTTTTAATAATATATAAATATAAAATATGAGCAAAATAACAAATTATAAGCCAAGTGAGACTTATAACGCATTAAAAGATTTGATTGAAGCAAATGACAAGACAATGGCTAATGGAGGAACTCCAGTTAGTGTTTCTTTAATTGGTGTGCCAGGAATTGGCAAAACAACTGTTCCTAGAGAGTTAATAACTGATCTTGGACGTACTTATTATAAGTTAAATTTGGCTCAATTAACTGAGCCTTCTGAATTAGTTGGATATTATTCAAAAGAATATGAAGTGGTTAAAGACGGTGTTTCCTCTTGGGTTACAGAGAACTTAATCCCTAAATATACAGATGATGGATTTACATACACTGGTAATGTGAAAACAAGACCGTGTCCTCCAGATTGGGTTACAAATTTACAAGAGAATGGATTCTTAATTCTTGATGATTTTAGTAGAAGTAATAGTTTGTTTAGTCAAGCTGTAATGGAACTTGTTAATGAAGGAACAATGATTGGCTGGGATTTAAAAGAGAAAAAGATTCAGGTTATTCTTACAGAGAATCCTGATGATGGTAATTTTAATGTTTCTAGTGCAGATGGAGCTCAATCTGATAGAATGCTCAAAATCAATATGGTTTGGGATGCTAAAGATTGGAGTGAAAGAGCAGAAAAGATTGGTCTTGATGAAAGGTTAATTAATTTTGTGCTTTGGGCTCCAGAATTGCTTGAGAATAAGAAATCTGAAGGTATTAGTGCTAGTAACAATGTTAGTCCGCGTATGATGGACAAGTTCTTTGGACTAGTTTCTACAATTGATGATTTTGATAAGCATTTAGATAAAATTAGCTTATTTGGTGATATTTCTGTAGGTAAGGATGTAACTAGTCAGCTTATTAACTTTGTTAATAAAAAGCTTGATAAACTTCCTTCTATTGAAAAATTAATTAAAGAGTATGATTTATCTACATCTAAGTCTCAATTAACTGCTTGTTGTGGTGATAGTGAGAAAGACTCTATAAATTGGAAGAGTGCTACAGCGGCTATTTTAACAACTAGAATGTATAATTACATGAGATTTAATCAAAAGGATATTAAAAAAGACGAGATTAAACAATATCTTGAATTAATTCTTCATCCTAGTTTCTCTGTTGATCAGAAATACTTGATGGTTAAACAAACAGTTAGTCTTTCTAATACATTTGCAACTATATTAGCTGGTGATGCTAGATTTATCAAATGGATGACAAAGTAGAACCTGTTATAGAAAGATTGTTTTTAAAAGCTGATAAATATAAAAAAGATAATATGCATCTATTCACTTCAGGTGATAAGCATGCTGTTTATGGAGAAATCTGGTCCGTTATTGATGACTATGATATCATATATTATATGGATGTTTTTGAAGGAATGATTGAATATACAGACAATTCATTTGATGTTATAAGTGAATTACTAAAAACTAAAGATGTGAGCAATGCTATTATGGCTGCTCACATCTTAGAAAAATTAAAATTAAAAATTAATGAAAATAATTGAATGCAATAACAACAAATATATTGATGAAGATTTGTTTAAATATATTAATTCTATTTTTTTGAATTATGATATTGAAATTAATAATAATTCTAATATATTTTTTGCAAAAAATACAACTATTAATAGACTTATCACTGATTATGATAATAAGGGTATTAGTAGAGTGATTAAAAGAGAAAAAGCTGACTATGTTATTATTAATAAATTTGATGTAAGTAATTATCCACAATATTATGACGGAAATTGTATTACAAATAATGAAATTGGTACAGAAGTGGTTTATGGATTTTATAATAATAATCATGAGGTGCAAGATACAATATCAATGATTCTTGACTTTATTGACAGAAAACAAGATGTTAAATATGTTAATCAGAATAAGCTTAATGAGAGTTTAAATAATGGCTTTATTATAGATAAAGACAGCTATACAACAATTAAAGAGCTTGTTGACAGTGAGCATAGTGATAATCATCAGCTTGCTGTTAATATGGTGATTCAAAGTGATTTGAAAAGTAATTGGCAATGGATTGTTTATTTATATCATGGAAATTATCAACAACTTAAAGATTATGATCAAAAAGACATAATTTACAATTATTTCTCTACATTAGGATTAAAAAATAATATTAAAGAAATTCTTAGAAATATTGATATAGCTCTTGGTGTTGTAGATGATGTAGATGTTAAAGATAGGCTTATATCAACTGTTAAACAAAAGTTTCAAGAGTCTATTAATGATTATTTTTCAAATACATTGAATACAGAAAAGTTTAAGCTTAATGATTTTAAAATAGAATACGATGCTAATCAGTCCAACTAATGAAAATACAGGTTCTTACAGAAGAGATTATGATAAAAAAACTGTTGATAATTTTATTAATGAAATAAATTATGAAACATCTGATATAAGTGGTAAAACATTGTTTCTGCAAGATAAAATCATTTCTCAATCAAAATTAAGAGATGCTGGATTCTTTATCACTAGAAATAAAGATAGGGCTGATGTTATTGTTATTTCTGATATTAGAAAAAAAACTTATTATAGTTCTAATAGTCAATATTATTTTAATCATAATGCTGGCGAAGAATCTTACTTTAATGAAATACAATTAGATGAGTCTAAGGGATATAAATATATTTTAGATTCTGATATTTATAAGTATTTATATAAATATGAGGGAAATCAAGATTTACTTATTTCTATTGAAGAGTTATTAACATCTGGAAATAATGATAATGCTAAAATGGCTATGGAATTTATGTCTAATGCAAATTGGACAGGTAATGAAATTTATCTAATGGAAATATTTAGTAATTATTACGGACATGTTATTAGAGGAAATTCATTTAAAAACTCTATTAGTTTTAAAGGATTTCTTGCTTCATTAGAATTTAATTATGAATCTATTGGTTTTTATCAAGCTTCTAATTATAGAAAGTATTGTAAGAATGAAGAGCATCATCAATGGGTTCATAAGAAATATTGTGATAAATTTGAAGAACAATTTAAAAGTTTAGCTCAATCATACAAGATTAAAATAGATAAATTAGAATTTAGTATTGATAAAGGTCTCAATGAGAGTGAAGATGATGATGAATAAAACTAAAATCAATTAAATGATGAAAAATTTAATTAAAAATACAGAAATTAGATATATTGATTATTCTAATCAGTTAGAAACTCTTTTTAAAGAAAAATCTTTATATCAAGTTGAAGAGTTTAATTCTTACAGATTGCTTTTAAAAGAATGGCGTAATATTGAAGAGTTATTGTTAAAGTCTTTATCTGAAGAACAAGAATACATAAATGGCGGAATGAATCCTCCATATTTTTATAAATAAAATTAAAACCAAATAATTATGAAAACTAAAAGAGATGAAATACAAGAGCGCATCTCTGATATATTCAGAAATGCTGGTTTTTTTGGAATAATTTTAGCTGCTCCCAGAGTGGGTAAAATTAGAATAACGTTGAACTGTCTTGACACAAAAGATAACGTCATGATAGCCTACCCAGAAACTTCAATTAAGCAGTCTTGGATTGCTGATATAAAAAAGTGGAAATTTAAGGGTGGTAAAATCAAATATACAACATATATGTCATTTAAGAAATTAAAGGATCCTGTGGATGTATTGGTGTTAGATGAAGTTCATTTAATTAGTCCTGCACAAATGGTGCATATAGCTAATTATATTGTTAATTTTAACATTAAGAAGGTGATTGGCTTAACTGGCACATTGGCTCCAGATACTAGAGAAAACCTCTTAAAAGGCTTAAAATTGCCTGTTTTAGTGGAATATCCTATAGATGAGGCTATTGCTGACGGTGTTATCACTGATTACAGAATAGAAGTGTTAACTACACCCCTTTCAACCATTAAAGACATTCATGTCAAATGGAAAGGTGGTGAATTTGATACATCTGAAAAGGCTAGTTTTGACTATTTAACTTATAAAATAAGCTCTGAGCAATCTCCTCTTAAAAGAAAGATGCTTAGGCTTCAAAGAATGAGTTTAATTAAGAAAAGTTTTGCTAAAATAGCCTTAACTAAAAAAGTGCTTAAAGAATCTGGCAATGAAAGAGTGTTAGTATTTACAGGACTGATTGATGTAGCAGATGGACTTGGAATTGATAGTTATCATTCTAAATCTAAGGATGATTCAGCTGCCTTGTCTTTTATATCTGGTAAAACTAATAAACTTGCTGTTGTTAGACAATTGAACACTGGTGTAACATTTAAAAAGCTTAATAAGGCTATTATTAATTTCTTTGACAGTAATGCTGAGAATATGGCGCAGAAAATATCAAGGATTACATGCTTAGAATATGATAATAAGGATAAAATAGCTAATATTGTTATTATTTGTAGTGATGAAGAACAAGAAAAAATCTGGTTAAGTAAGGCATTGAGCTTTTTTGATCAGAATAAAATTAAATTCATAAATTAATAAACTATATGTTAGTAGACAATAAAGATGAATTACAATTATATGTCAGTTTATTAGAATCTCAAAATAGATTAAAATATAAAGATTTTGAAAAATTGATTAAAGATTTGAAATATGAGTTTAATATTAACATTACAATAGAACAATTGAACAATTTATATTCTTCTACAATTGAAGAAGAAGCTGAAGATTTAAGAATGATTTATGATAGAATATAAATGACAAATGATGAGATTAAAGAAAAAATAAAACAAAAAGAATTTGTAAATGTTGAGAAAATAGAATTAATTACTAATTACATTCTAGATTTAAAACAACAACAAGTTGAAATTAATATGCCAAACAATCCTATACATGTTATGTTAATGGAACATGCATTTCAGGTGAGTTTGGCATATTATTTAGATAAATTTAAAGAGGGAATTAATGGAAGTTAATATTGAGCGTTTGATAAATGCAAGGCTGTCTCTTGAAGGTTATTTCATTTTGTGGTGTTTATATAATGAAGAAACAGCATCCTTACAAGGATATTGCAATTCTTCAGAATACAAAATACCTACAAGAGTGTTTGAACAACTTGTTAAAGAAAAATACATCACTAATAATGAATCAAATGAATTCAAAATTGATAGTATGGTTCTTACAGATAAATTCAAACTTGAAATACTTGGACTTAAAGATTTGCAGGCAACAACATTTGATGTTGCATTTCAACAATTAAGAGAACATTATCCAACTAAAACTCCTAACGGAAGAAGATTACATCAAGATGTTGAAAGATGTAAGAGACTTTATAGAAAAATCATTTGCCCTATTTCTGATAGAGTGGACGAAGAACTTCATTCTGTTATACTCCAATGCATTAATTTTATAATCAATGAAAAAAGTAAGAATAGAAGCTTAGATTATTTGCAGATGCTTCCTACATTTTTAGAACAAAAGAGTTGGGACACTGTTAAAGATGATGTAGAAGGAATAATTAAAAAGAGTGGTTGGGTGGAAAAAAGAGGTGTTAATAATGGAGGTTTTACAGATGATATTTAAATATAAAATTATGAAGAGATCTAAGAAATCAATTGAAACAGAAAAATATGTAGATTTGTACATCAGCATGAATGATGGAAGACCTCCAACATACAAAGAACTTGAAGACAAATTTTTAATTAAACACACAGCAGCTTATAATAGATGTAAGGATTTTAGAGAGAAAATGTGTCAGCATGAACAAACAGAGACGGTGATTGATCATTATCTAAAGAAATACAAACAAGTGGCTTAATGTATAAAGACATATTAAAGAATAAAATTGATGCTGGCAGGCTTGGAATGAATAAGGGCCTTCCTCATGGATTTGATAGGCTTGTTGAATATATACCAGGAATACAGCAAAGTACATATTATTTGATTGGTGCAGAATCATCTGTTGGTAAAAGTGCATTTGCTAATAATAGCTTTGTATTCAATCCAATTGATTGGTATATTGCTAACAAGAATAACACTAATATTAAGTTGAAAATACACTATTATTCATTTGAGATTTCTAAAGAAATGATGCTATATAAAGCAGTTTGTAGAAAGATATGGAATGATAATCAAATTCTCCTTGATGTTAATTATGTTCTCTCTAGAGGTAAATATAGGATATCACAAGAGCATTATGATTGTGTTATTAAGAATTTAGACTATTTTGATGAAATGGAGGATATCTTATATGTTCAAGACATAACAGAGAATCCTACAGGAATATGGCATAAGGAATTGAAATATGCCTCTCAAAATGGAAAAGGACTTACACAAGATTATAAACTTGAAGGAGACTATATTCCTAACGATCCAAATTTGTACACTATTATTTTAATTGATCATATAAGTCTTCTTAAAAAAGAAAGAGGCTTTAGTACTAAAGAAATAATAGATAAGCTTAGTGAATACATGATTATTTTACGCAATAAACTTGGATTCACTCCTGTTATTGTTCAGCAGCTTAATAGGGCAGGCAATGATCCTACAAGAATTAAAATGGATAGGATGGAACCTATGTTAAGTGATTTTAAGGATAGTGGTAATACAATAGCTGATTGCAATGTATGCTTAAGCTTGTTCAGTCCAGCTAGATATGAAATGGAAGATCATAGAGGCTATAAAATAGCTCCTAAGGGAGGTGGAATAGGTTCTAGATATAGAAGTTTAAATATTCTTAAAAATAGAGACGGAGAAGCAGATAAAACAATTGGATTGGAGTTTATAGGAGAGGTGGGAGGTTTTTCAGAATTGAAGAAATCTACAGACATGACAGATGCAGAATATGCAAGAATAAATAAGATAAAAAAGAGTTTTTAATGGCAAACAAAATATTGTTAGCAGGTAAGAGTGGCAGTGGTAAAACATATAGTCTTAGGACATTAAATCCTAAGAGTACGTTTATTATTTGTCCAGATGAAAAAAATCCGCCTTTTGAGGGTTGGAGAAAGAATTATATAATGCAAGACAAAGATGAAAATTTTAATCCAGCAACTTGCAATTATTATAAAGTGACAGATTGGGATAAAATTAGAAATGTATTGAAATTTATTTCTGAAAATAGACCAGAAATTAAAGTGGCTGTTATAGACACTATTACATATGCTATGATTGGTGAATTTATGCAAAAAGCTAAAATGACTGGTTATGGAAAGTTTACAGAAATGGGATTAAATGTCTATGAGACACTTAAAATGATTGATGGGCTTAGAAATGATTTAACAGTGATTGTATGTGCTCATACAGATTATGAAGAAGAAAATGGCGTGGGAATGTCCGTATTTGCTGTTCCAGGTGGCAAATTAGTTAAGGATGTAGTTAAACCTGTGGGAATGTTTTTAATTACATTAGAAACAAAAGTTAAGAAAGTGGGAGAGAATGTTGAATATAAGTTTATGGTTAGTAATAATACAACTAACATGGCTAAAGTTCCAGCAGGAATTTTTAACACTTCTGAAGTAGATAATGATATGAATTTTGTATTAGAATCTATTAGAAAATATGAGTTTGGAGAATAAATAAAAATGGAGCTACGCCATTAAACAAATGTAGCAAAATAATTAAAAAATAGAATAAAAAATGGAATTAAATTTTGATGATGCAGTTATTGCAAGTGGAAGTACAAGTAATTATTTATCTGTAGGTAATCATAAGGTTAAAGTGACTAAAGTGGAAAAAGGATTAAGCTCTCAGAAGCAATCACCATATGTTGAAATCACTGTATCTGATGAATCAGGTCAAACATGTGCTCAGAAATATTATACTAATGGTGGAGCTTGGAATATCTCTAAATCTGCTATTTTAACTCTTGTAGCTGCTGCTCAATCAACAGATGAAGCAACTGCTAAAACCAAGTTAACTGGTATTACAGGAGATAATATTGACTCTAAATTGGCTTCTTTATTAATGGGAAAAACATTTGGAATCAAATTAAATGGAGAATGGGTTAATCCAACAGATACAACTAAGAATTCTTTTGTTAAATCTGTATTTGGAACATATTTATTTGCTGTTCCATTGGCTGATTTTGATAAGCTTTCTAAGAAAGATTATATCAAAGGAGAGGATATGTCTGTAACTTCTGTTACAACATCTACAACGCCAACTGCAAAAGTTTGGTAATAATAAAAATTAATTAAATAGTTAAGGTGCAATAAACAATCTATAATGTTAAATGTACTAGATGGTGTCTACAGCCTTAATTATTTAATTTTTAATATGTAATAAATGAATTTAGATTTTGAAGATGCTAATATATCTGTAACATCTTCAGAAATATTAACTAAAATAACAGAATATGACATATTTAAAGAATATTGTCATAATTTTATAGATTTTGATGTAAAATTTTGTAGTGAATTAAGAAATGATAAACTTCCTAGTTGCAGTGTAACTAATAAGTATGGTAATGTAGTCTATAAAGATTTTGGAAACGGAGATAGCTATAATTGCTGGACATATGTTATGAAGAAATTTGGATGCAGTTATTATGAAGCATTAAACATTATATCTAATGATTTTAATATAAAATATATTAAAAGCACAATAGCTCCAAGAGTGATATTGTTAAATGATGAAGAACTAATTTCTAAAAAGAATGTTATTAAAAATGAATGTAAAATAGAGGTAATTAAACAACCCTGGACAATACATGATTTTAATTATTGGAATCAATATTTAATAGATTTTGAAACTCTTGATAAATATAACGTTGTTTCTGCAAAGAAAGTGTTATTATATAAAAATAGCAATAGATGGATATTTGATTATAATAATAAGTCTCCTAAATATGCTTATTTATTTAATGGATGCACAAAAGTTTATGCTCCTTATGAAATAGGTGTAGGAAAATGGATGTATGATGGCAATTCTGATAATATAGAAGGTTGGAATCAGCTTGATATGTTTGGTGATTTAGTGATATTAACTAAGGGATATAAAGACGTAATTTGTTATAGAAACCTTGGAATTAATGCAATTGCATTGCCAAGTGAGACATCTAAATTAAAGCCTCATATTGTTAAAGATTTGTTGTCTAGATTTGACAAAATTGTTATAAATTTAGATGGAGATAGACAAGGAATAGAAAGTACTAATAAAATAGTTGCTGAATATGGAATGAGTCATTTTTATGTTGAAAATGATTGTAAGGATTTAAGTGATTGGATCAAAAAATACAAAAGCCTTGAAAAGGCTAAACAAATGATAAAAGATAAAATTGATGATAAAAATTAAAATAGGTTTTGATGTAGATAATGGAGTTTGGGATGCTGAATCCTTTAGGCTTGTTATGCAAAACTTAATATTTGAACAAGATAATTATGATGTATTCTTGATAACTAAGAATACAGATTCAACATATATTGATGTAATTGCTTTACAATTAGGAATGAATCCAGGAAATGTATTTCAAGGACTTGCTGATAATAATGCAATTTTAACTCAATTAAATACAAGTGTAATACAAATATATTTAACTCCATATATGGAAATGTCTTCTTTAACAAATGAAAACTCTTCTAATACAATAGGAGTTTTAGTTGACAATAAACAAGATGAATATAATATTCAGCCAAAATGGTTCACTCAAATGTTTTTTTGGATTAATAGGTTAAAAGCAATTAATGAAAGCAAAAAAAACGTCTGTTAGAAAGAATGCTGCTCCTAAGACTAGAAATTCTTCTACAATGACAGAAAGTGCATTTTGGAGTTTTATTAGGAGCTGTTTAAGACAAAAAAGTAGATATTGGAAACCAATACAAGAGGCTAAGAAATTGGCTAGAAGAAAAAGTCAGTCTTTTAATAAAAAGCTTAAATTTGAATATCAATGCGCTGAATGTAAAGGATGGTTTGCAGATAAAGAAATTGCTGTAGACCATAAAATACCTGCAGGCGCTTTAAATAAAGCTGATGATTTGCCAGGGTTTGTAGAGAGGTTATTCTCAGAAGTGGATAATTTACAAATTCTATGTGAAGCTACATGTCATCCAGCTAAAACAATTATAGATAGAGAAAATATTAAAATTAGTAAACAAAACAATTTAAATTTAGAAACAAATGAAAACTGAAACTAAAATGGTGATTGCAATTGCTTGTCTAACATTTCTATTTTGCTGTATGATTGATGGAATTTATATTATTGCAGAAAAAAACAGATTTGAAAATAAAGAAGTAGTTGATTCTGTTGAAAATAAACAGAAAGAAGCTTTTAATGTAAATCAATCTAGTGTTTATGATATGATATGCATTGCTGATATTAAGCATCCTGAAATTGTTCTTAGACAAGCTGTTCTTGAAACAGGACATTTTAAATCTAATGTATTGAAAAAGAACAACAATTTATTTGGATTTCATAATGGAAAAGAATATCTTAAATTTAAAACAATTTTTGATAGCTGTATTTATTATAAAGAATGGCAAAAACATCATTATTTTGGAGGAGATTATTATGTATTTTTAAATGAATACAAATATGCCTCTGACAGCAATTATGTAAATGTATTAAAACAAATAAAAATAAATGTATAAAGTGCCATTAGAATTATTAGAATTATTTAAACGCCAATTAAATTTAACAACTAGCATGTTAGACGTCTCTTGCAAGGGAGGCAAATTACATACAAAAGAGTTAGAGGTGCTGTTTAAAGAAAATGTTAAATTAGTTAAATTATTAGAAGATAATTATGAAATATAACATAGAATTAGAAAAAGAAGCTATTAATCTTGGATTTAAAAAAAAATGGTTTGATGATAAATCTGGATATTGGCTTGAAAAAAATGTAAAATTTAAACATTTTAAGTTAAAGTTTGTTATTGAATCTGATTATAAGTTATTTCTTATGAGTTGTCAAACTTATGAACTTCACTGTGGCTATAAACTTTATAAAAGAGAATTTGAAGAAATTGCTAAATTTAAATGCGACATAAATACAATTAAAGAAATATTAAAAGAATATAAATGAAACAAAAAACAGCAGTGATTGATGCAGATTCAATGATATTTATTGTCACTCATTGTAAAAAGAAATGGAATAAAGATGAAACTCCTGTTTTAGATGATTTAGGCGAACAAGTGATTGAGATTAAATCTTTACAAGATTGTAAGGACGAAATGGATAAACTTGTTTATGGAATGTTAGCTAAAACAGGCGCCACAGATTATGTTATGTATTTAACGGTGGGTAAAGGTTTTAGATATACATTGTATCCAGAGTATAAAGGAAATAGAAAGAGTGGAGAAAAGCCTAAGTGGTTTGATGAAGTTAAAGAGTATTTAATAACTAATTATGGCGCTTGTTATAATATGAATTTAGAAGCAGATGATTTAGTTAATATAACTAAAAATCAAATTGATAATTCATTTATATGTGCAATTGATAAAGATTTGTTATCATTAGAAGGTAGGCATTTTAATTATAGCAAATTTGAATGGGTGGAAACATCTAAAGACGATGCTATTTATAAATTCTGGACAGATATGATTACAGGTCAATCTGGAGATAATGTTAAAGGAATTCCTGGAAAAGGTCCTAAATATGCTGAAAAAGTCTTAGTTAATTATGATTATTCAATTCCTACATTAAATTATGATTGCTTAGTTTTAAATGAATATATAGCTCATTTTGGTGAATATTTAGGAATACAAGAATTTTATAAGAATTACATGGTTCTTAAGATTAAAGACAATTTGGATGGGTTTGTTTTACCTGTTCTTAATCAATTTGAAAGAAAAAAGACTGATGAGCCAAAGGAGACAGTGGAATAAATTAATAACATATAAAAAGAAAGCTAAAAACTTTATTCTTCCAATGATTGGTATTCCCATTGTTCAATATGATCCATATATAATTGATTGTAATATTATTATAGATGGATTTCCAAAAATAGTTGTTATATTTGACAACATAGATGATGAGCCTCTTAAAATGCTCATTTATAAATTACAAAGTGATTATTTATTTATGGATTGTGAATATGGAGATGATAATAAAGAAATAGTTCTTTATTTTGACGTTCCTAAAGAATTTAAAAGTGATTTTGAAAAATTTATAAAAGGCTCTTATTCAGAATTTAGTGATGAATATAAAAATAGACTTACGTCTTATTTTGGCAAAGAAACTTGTGAGGATTGGGGACTTGTTACTATGTGGGACACAATTTATCCTAAAGACAATAAAAAAGATCAAATTGCTGAAAAATATGGTGTTGATGTTAAGCAGATTAAAGAATTAATATCTAGTCCTGATTTAGAGTATGAGATTTATAAAACAATTGAAGAATTAAATGAAATATATGATAGAAGAGGAAAAGATATTTCCAATATTAAATAAGCTTGATAGAATTTGGCAATCTAATTTAAAAATGAGATTCTGTGATATGTACAGAATGATTTCAGAAGGTAAAAAATTAAGTGATTCTCAGTTGTCAAAGAGACTAACTGATTTTATAGATAAAAACAATATTAAATGATTGATGTAAAACTTGAGGATTTTGAGGCTCATAGAGCCAATTTAAAAAGATATGCCTCTGGTTTATTAAGGACAAGAGGCTTTGGAAATCATAAACAAGGAGAATTAAATGAATTAGCTAAAGATATTGTTCAGAATGCTTATATTAGCTTTCAAACTTCTAGGCTTGATGTTTTTGTAACTAAATTACATTTTGAAAACTTTCTAAAACTTTGTTTATATAGATGCTATTTAAATGAAATGAATGCAAGAAATAAAAATGCTCAATGGACATTATTTAAAAAAGGAGAATTTGATCAATTAGATGTAAATTCAGTGTTTTCAAATAATCTGTCTACAGAGCAATTTGATGTAATTAGAAGATTTAAAGAAGAATTAAGTGTTAAACAAAATATAATTGTTGATGAATTGCTTGCTGGTTATTCCCCTATAGAGATTTCTGTAAAACAAGGAGTGTCTAGACAAGCTATTCATGACAATATATTAAAAATCAGAAAAAAATATGAAAATCAAAAATAATAAAACAGGCAAAATGGAAGACAAGCGTCTTCCTAAAGCCTTTAAGAATAAATGGATCAAAGCATTGCGTTCTGGTCAATATAAACAAGTTTCTGGATTTCTTAAGAAAAGAAATGAATATGAATTATCAAGTCCATTTAGCTATTGTTGTTTAGGAGTTGCTGGAGAATTATGTGGTGTAAAGGGCCTTACTAACTGTAAAAATGAAGACGTTCTTATTGGTGGTAAAAATGGACTTAAAAATATGTCATTAGTTCCTGATTTAATTAAAGGAAGCTCTAGTTCATTGAGCGGAAACCCTGTTGTTAAGAAATTAGTTGATATGAATGATAGTGGAAAATCTTTTAAAGTCATAGCTAAATGGATAGAGAAGAATCTGTAGGACTTAGGTTTAATGATGGCAAATTAAGATATGATTTACAGCATCCTAAAGCAATTGAAGGACTTGTTGAGGTGTTGACATTAGGTTCTAAGAAATATGCTCCTAGAAATTGGGAAAAAGGCATGAATTGGACTATTGTTATAGCTAGCCTTAAAAGACATCTTGCTGCAATTGAAAAAGGTGAAGATTATGATGAAGAAACTGGACTTCTGCATGCTGATCATATTCAGTGTAATGCTCATTTTTTATCAGCTTATTATCAGATAGCTCCACAATTTGATGACAGAAATCATCAATATTTAAAGCCTAAGAAAATAGGACTAGATATAGATGGTGTTTTAGCAGATTTTGTAGGACATCTTATGAAAATATCTGGGAATGAAGGTCATATTCCTCAACATTGGAACGATCCTATTATTAGAGATGAATTTGATAAAGTTAAGCATGACTCAAGTTTCTGGCTAACAATGCCCACCTTGATTGATAGGTCTGAAATAACATTTGAACCTCATTGTTATATAACTGCTAGAAGTATTGCTCCTGCAATTACACAAGAATGGTTGGATAGGAATAAATTTCCTAAAGCTACATTATATTGTGTTAATGAAGGAGAGTCTAAAGTGGAAATGGCTAAAAAGTCAGGCATTGATATATTTATAGATGATAGTTTCAGTAATTTTCAAGAGTTGAATAATGCTGGAGTTTTTACATATTTATATAATGCTAAATATAATAAAAAATACAATGTTGGTCACAAAAGAATTTACAATCTCAAAGATTTAATTTAAATAAATTATAATGACTAAAAAAGTCAAAACATTTGTTTATCAAGTTGTTTTTATTGAATATTTTTCATATATTGTAGTATGAAAAAAGCAATAATTTATACAATTACAAACTTAAAAAATAGTAAGATTTATGTTGGAAGTACAATAAGATCATTTTATGAAAGAAGAAATTCACATAAAAGCTCTTTAAGGAATAAAACTCATGTAAATAGACATTTACAAAGAGCTTTTAATAAACATGGAGAAGACAGTTTTTTATTTGAGATATTGGAAGAGTGCAATATAGAATATTGTAGAGCACAGGAACAATATTGGATTAATATATTAAATGTTACTAATAGAAATTTTGGATATAATATTCTTTCTGTTCCAGGTAGTAGACAAAATGTTAAGCATACTAAAGAGACTAAGAATAAAATATCTAAAGGACATATTGGCAAAATAGTTACAGAAAAAACAAAAGCAAAAATGAAAATTGCTTCAAAAGAAAGACTTATTAAATATGCAGAAAAATATAAGAATTTTGGTGGAAGACCTTCTGATGCAGGTATTATTAAAATAAGAGAAGCTTTAAGCAAGAAAGTGTATAAATATGATTTAAATGATAATTTCATAGAAGAATATAATTCTGTAACAGAAGCTGTATTATTAAATAATATAAATAAAAATAATTTGAGTAATATTGCAGATTGTTGTAGAGGTGAGAGAAAGACTGCTAATGGATTCAAATGGAAATATAAGAAATGTTAAATAAAAAACAAAAAAAGATTTATCAATTTTTAATGAAAAAGCCTGGATATTTAAAAAGATCTTCAGATACTATTATGTATGCTTTAGATGCAGCAAATATTGATTCTAGTTCAGAGACTATTGAAAAAGCTTTAATACAAGCAAAAATTGATTATAAGGCTAAGTCAGCGCCAATAAATAAAAAAAAGTCTATTGTAAAATTTAAAGCTCTTGTAGAATCTATAATTAATAAAGCTATTAATTTAGCTGAAGATAAGCATAGATTAACTCCTGGAACTTATTACATTACAGGCTGTTCTCATGCTCCTTGGCAAAACAAGAAAATGTATGACTCTGTATTTAATTATCTTGATAAAGAAGTTGAATTACAAGGCTTGATTCTTGCTGGAGACATTGTTGACTTAAATAGTCTTAGTTCTCATGATAAGGGTAAGGTTTCTATTGATGGAGTTACTTTAGATTGGGAATATAAAGAAGCTAATAAATTTCTTGATGAATTTGATTCACTTAAAATTAAAGGCACTAAAGACTATATATTTGGTAATCATGAGGATAGATATAAAAGAATTACAAAAGATTCTGATATAGCTAAATATGGATCATCATTAATGTCTCCAACAGTTGGATTAAATCTAATTGGAAGAGGCTACAATGTCTATGAAGATTGGAAGAATGATTCTATTCATTTGGGACAGCATTTAGATGTATGCCATGGAGAGTTTCTCAATGTCCACTCTGCAAAGAAAACTATTGATACATATAGAAAATCAACAATGTATTTTCATACACATAGATTTCAAATTTATGTTGAGGGACTAGTTGGTGGTTGGAACATGGGTTTTGGTGGAGATATAAACGCTCCAATTTTTGGATTTGCAACTAGGGCTATGAAGAATAGCTGGGTTAATTCATCTTGCACTGTTACAATAGACAAAGAAGGGTTTTATCATGTGGAACCTCTTATGTTTATAAACAATAAGCTGATTATTAGTGGTAAAGAATATTAATATATAGCTAGAAGATCACTAGATCGAAACTACTGAAACACCTCTCTCATCAACAATGTTAATTACATTGTCTTCAGATGTGCAAAAAATCACTAAATCGTTAGTTAGCAGGGTTAAGGAGTGCCTGGTAGAAATCCTTTTATAATTAAATATAAAAAAATGATACTAAAAAATAGTATATTATGCCTGCATTGTGACACAGAAGCTATTAGCAAACATGGTCATGATATGACATGGTGTGAATGTGGAAAAGTGGCTGCAGATGGAGGTAATAATTATCTCAGAAGATGTGGTGAAAATATTGATTGGATTGATAGTAGTATAATGGATGACGAAAATCACGAAACTAGAAGAAAATATTTAAGATGGGGCAGAAATTATGATGAGCATATGAATAAATTATCTGAAACAGAATGGATAACTATTGAAAATATGTCTACAGATCATATTCAATCTATTTTAGATGGAGGACATTCTAGAAATAATTCTTTTTTTACAGAATTATTTAAAGAAGAGTTAAATTTTAGAAATAAATAAAACAATATTTTGTGTGGCGTGCGGTTGATTGGTTGAGAGCTCTGGTTAGTGGAATGACCAGGGCTCTTTTTTAAAAATTAAAACAAAAAAATTAAATAACATATAATAAGTAATGAATATATTTACACTTTATCTTGACACTGAAGATCATGCTTATGGTTTTCAGTTTTTAAATAGAATTAATTCTAGAAAATCTCTTATAGGTTTAATATTATCTAAAAAAGCATTTCATTTAAATTTATTTTATTTGACATTAACTATAGATTAGTTTACTATTTGAAGTAAGACCCTTTAGTTTTTATATTCTAAAGGGTCTTTTTTTTATTTAGTTTGTTGTAATAATATATCAACTGCTTGGGAAGGGTTTTGTGTATTTCCAGTGTATCCAATTAATTTATAAAAATCAACAAGAGCTTTATTGTCTCCTTTTTTCCAAGACCCAGTATCTCTTTTATATTCTTCAAATGGATTTGACAATTGACTTGCAAGACGAACTGTCTTTTCAAGCAATGTATATCCAGCTGTTGGACTTCTAAAAGATTTGTACATATCCATTGGATTAACACCTAATGTTACAGGATGCCTTGTTACATCTCCAGGAGTTAAAAAGAATCCAATCTCATTATTAAGTCTTAATGCAAAATATAATGCATATTGTCTTGCTTTGTCATCATCATCATCATCACCTTTCATTGAAGACAATATTGTTATTATTATACCAGTTGTTAGCATGTATCCCATTTCCATAGCAGCTTTTTTTGCATTTGCTCTTTCTAATGGACTTAAATTTGAATCATGAAAAGGTGAAAATTCTTTCATTAATTCTTTTGTTTCACTAATCATTAATTTCCAAAATGCTCTTTGATACCCTTCAGTTAACAATCCAGCCTCTTGGTCAATTCCATATGCTTTAAATCTTCTTTTATATCCTGGAACAATAAACTTTCTATACATTAACAATAAACGTCCCCACCATTCTCTCTCTACTAGTGTTTTATTGAATTCATCATAAACACCATGCATTCTCTTATTGATTGCATGTAAAGAGTTTTGTACATCTTTGTTTACAAGTCCATTTTTTGAGAGGTTTCCAGGAATGGTCACCCCGCTAATCAATTTTATTTTACCATCTATCCCTAATTCATATGCGTCAATTAGGTCTATTTCTTTGCCATCTTTTATTGCCTTAGATCTTAACATTATTGCAATCATTGTTCTAACTTGAACATTGTGCTCTCCTTGTTGCTGCATAAAAAACCAAGCATCACTTGAAAACATTTTTCTTGCAGTTGAATGACTAACTTTTCTACCATATTTATCTTTATATTTACCCTGCATTGGATCATAAAGATCAATTATTTGGCCAATTAAAGACTTATGTATTGGTGAACTAAAATCACTTAAAAAATCACCATTTAATGCATGCTTATCATATATAAGTCTTGATTTTTGATATTCTCCATGACCAAAGAATTCACTGCCAGCTGCTTCTATTGTTGCATTTGATGTTGCAGTTAAATAGTTGGCAACAGATAACAATGGATTACCACCTATCTGTGTAAATGATGCTAATGACATAAATGAATTTATGCTTTTACCTAATTCAAATTTCTTGCCTAATACAGAAACTTCTGATTGTATTTGAGTTTTACCATAAATTTGCATGTCAATAAATCCTTCTAATAAAGCAGCAATGTGATTTCCATCATGCTTTTTTAAGTATTTATTCATTCCTTCAATTCCTGCTTTTTTTGCAGCAGCATTAATTAACTTCACTGAACTGCTATCAGTTTTAAAAACTCCAGTATCTTTCATTGCAATTAATGTTGAATCTGACATCCCAATTAAACTTGATTGAGCCTCATATTTTAATGTTGCTTCATGGTAAAGCATAATTGATGATATTAAATCAAGTGATACATCATCAGCAGGCATGTTATTATGAAATAACAATGGAACAATTTTAAATTTTGATGATATCTGTTCTTCTCCAAATATTTCATCATCTGCTTCAGTTTTTTGAGTTGCTTTTCTAAATCCAAATTTAACCCTAGCAACAACTCCTTGATCTATTGTTTTATCAAGAGCTGTTTTATGTATTGATGGAAGAATATATCCAAGTCTTGATTCAAATGGAACTCTCTCAAATTGATCTGTAAAATATTGTTTTACTAAAAATTTGTAATAATCAAATTTTGCTTTATCCTTTTTTAGATCAATAAAATTCTGATTTGAATATAATGATTTTCTTGGCTGAGAAAATTCTCTCATATATATTTCATCACCAGTTTCATCAACATAATAATTTCTTGCTAACCAGTTGTCAAAATCCCATTTTTGCCAAATTTTATCTTCAACTAATTTTCTTTTTTCTTCAATTATTTTTTCAACACCTTTTGAAACAACAAATCCATCAATAATAAAATCTTCTTTTAATTCAGTATTTTTATAATACCAATTTTTCATGTAATCTCTTGCTTCTTTCTCTCCTTTTTTTCCCTTAGTTTTTCTTATTTCATTTGCAATATCTGTTGCGTCAGCAAGAGCCTTTTGGTATTTTGTAACATCTATTTCTTGAGTGAAAGACATTTTATCATCCCAAACCCATTCACCTTCTTCATTCTTTTTTCTTACACTTATTCTTTCATATATACCTCTATTAAACTCTGCAACATTATCTGTTTTTAATAAGCCACTTCTTGTTGATTTATACTTTTGAAATTCATTTGCTGCAATATTTGCAAATTCAAATGTCATCATTCTTACATCTTCAAATTTATCTTTAACAAGCTTGGCAAATAATGCAACAATTGAGTTATTTGAACTAATAGCTGGACTAATCCATGTGTCAATCATTCCAAGATCAACATCAGAACCACTATTTAATTCATTTAATATTGTATCATAAGTTATGCCTCCTTTGAATTTACTTTTAATTTCAGCAATTTCTTTTTCAAGTTTCTCAGCTTTCTTGATTGATCCAGGCCTTCCAATAGACCTGTATTTATCAGCTCTTAACTGTTTTTTAGCCACATCTTCTGCTAATGATTTATTTGCAGACGCTGAAACATATTGGCTTAATTCAGCTGCAATTAATGGATTTATTGAGTCCTTATATTGAGACTTAATTCTTTTTACAGACTTATTTATTTTTTGTAACTTCCATATTGCACTACCTTCAATTGGATCTTTCATTTCCATCAATTCATCTTCATAGAAATTTGAAAGATCTTCAACTATTGATTCATATAAATCTGTTGTTTCTCTAAAGTATTGTAATTCATTGATTGCATCAATACCACTTAACTCATTGTCTTCAACTTTTTTAATAGTAGATTGCATCCTAGTTAATAATCCAGGAAATTTTGTTTTTTGGTTAACAACAAATAAGTCAAATATTTGATTAACAAATTTACTTAACACTTCACTTTTGTCAACAGTTGCTATTGCTTTTTGAAGACTTTCAATCTGACTTTTTTCAAACTTATTTGTTCCAGTATGTCTCTTTTTTAAAATAGTCAATCTCTCTTCTAAAATTGTTAAAATTTTATCAACAAATGTCCCATACTTTGGATTGTTAATTAAATCAGATGTTTCATCATATTCATTATCAGACCAATAGTCTTCTACAAACTCTTTTTGTGATGAAATTGGAAACATATTTTCAACATTAACTTCTTCAATGTTAACTCCATCTTCTTCAGTTATATGGACTGGTAATATTTCAAGAGCATCTTCATCAACAAGCTGAAGTCCCTTGCTTATTGCCAACCCTTTATATATACTTAATTGAGCTTCATGTCTATCTTTTTTAGATGCCTTATATACAGTGTCACCATTCTCATCTTTTTTCTTAAATCTTCTGTTATATGCATTTTTAAATCCACTGCTTGTTTCATATTCACCAAACTTACCATTTTCATAGTTAGTTGGATTAATTGATGATTTTAAGTCAACAAATTTAACTTTACCATCTGGCATAACAATAGCAACGTCAATTGTTCCAGCAACTTTTTTCTCTTCATTATAAACAATTTGCTGAGTTAATATAATAGAATCAGGATATAATTTTTTAAACTCTGTAAACTTATTGTATAATTCAGATATTACATCATCTGACAATGATACATCAGATCCATCTGGATTTCTTTCAGCAATATCTGCATATAATAAATCAACTGCTTCTTCTAATGTTTTACCAAGTAATACACTTCTTAATATATGATCTATTTGATTACCCCATTCTCTGTTGTTGTCATATAAAGATTCATCACCTTCAAATTTAAAGAAATCATCTTCTTCTAAAACTTCTGATACTCTCTTATATTTTTCACCAGTTTCAACATCAATATACTCTCCATTTATAAGTTTAACTCTATTTTTTAAATAAAGCATTTTTTCAACTGTTAGCTTCATCTTCTTTGATGGTTCACTTCCAGTTCTCTCTTTATAGGAGTTAACCTGTTCTACATAATATGCTTGTTCTTCTTCCGAGGTTTCATCATAGACATCCTTTTTTTTAAACTGAACATCTTCAGTTATTTGTTTTGGAATTAAATCAGAAAGATAGCCAGTAGTATTTATAACCTTATTTGCTGGAACTTTAGAAATAGCATTATCTATATCAGATTTCCAATCTTCAAAACCATAAGTTGCACCTCTAGCATCAAATCTTTTTTTAAATTCATCTTTTGGTATATTAATTACTTTATCAAAATCTGACATTCTTTCTTTGAGAATGTTTGTATTTGACACAAATAATATTTTACCTTCTTTTTTTGCTTGTGCTTTTAATCTATCATATAAAGCAAGCATAAATTTATTATACTCTTTAGGTTTTCTTCCTTTATATTCTTGTCTTGTTTCAGAACCTCTATTAGCATCAACAAAAGCATTTACTTCATCTTTATAATCATCATCAAGAGTTATAAATCTATTTTCTCCTTGCTTTTTCAAATAACTTTTACCAATAGTAGGATGACCCCATATAATTCTATCTGTAGGACTAATTAAATTTTCATTGCTATTTAATGAAGTTAAATCTAGTTTACCTTTACCAATAGTTAACATATCTGCTAACTCTTTTAATGTTGTGTTTTCATTTAATTCAGATATCTTTATATCCTTACCAAATATATCTCTAAGAGCTTGTTTAAATGCTAAAAATAAGCGTTTAATTGCAGCTAAAAATGGTTTACCTGTTTCTGGATTAATATTCTTTTTAGCAGCAGCTGTTAAAGCTCTAACGCCTATTTCTTTTAAAGCTTTTACTGATGGAACACCATCAATAAAATCTTCTTTATAAAGATTTGCAACCTCTTTGTTTATAGCTTTACCTTCATCAGTTTCTAGTATACTAGAAATTAATGTCCATAAAAGTCTTGGATTAACTGATTCTAATGCATCAAATAATGGGTGTGAAAACTCATGTATACTATCATCAAGATTAAACTCTGTAAAATATGTCTGTCCTCTATAATAAAAAGCTGATTCATCATTATACACCTTGCCTTCAGCTTCAAGCAAATCTCTTGCTTGTGCTTTTGTTACAAAATTGTATTTAATTCCAAGCTTATCTGAAAGTGCTTTAACAAGAGTGCTAGCTGCAGCTTCAGATATTTCATCAGAAGCTTCTGATTCTGATCTGTTAAATGAAACCTTTAAAAACTTCCCATTTGATGCTAAGTAAGGACTTCCATATTGACTCTTCATCACTTGAAAGTCATATCCAGCATTCTTAAGAACTGTTTCTAATTGAAATTTATTAACTTGATATTTAAAGAATCCAGACTGATCATAATTATATTGCCTCAAAATTTTCATTAATTTTGGGTCAGTTGTTTTTTTAAACTGCACATCTTCATCTATTTCAAGATCACTCTTTTGCTCTCTTATAGAACCTAAAAACCATTCAAGATAGGCTTTATTTTCACCAACTTTTGATACTAAATCTTTCCACTCTTGTGAGCTTTTATTTGGACAATATGACATATTTTAACAGATTTTTGTTTGAATTATTTCGCTTATTTCTTTTTCAGTTTTTGCATTTTTTAAAGCTTCCATTATATCCTTTTTTTGCTCAGGACTTATCGTGCTTGCTTTTTCACTATTTAAAAAATCATATATTTCATTTTTTTGCTTTTCAATAGGATTACTCAATATAGTCTTTTTTTCTGGAATTTCCAACTTTTTACTCTCTTCTTTTGCTTTTGCAATTTCAAGTTCTCTACCAGCAGAAAAACTTTCCCATTCTTTAGGAGAAAATGGATAAACAGAAGTTTCTTGACTACCCCATGGTTTAAATTCTTCATAAATAGCATAATAACCTTCATGCATATCTTTACCATTAAAATTGTCTGCTTTATAAGTAACATCTTTCCCATCAACTTTTACAGTGTAACTTACTAATTTATAATAGTTTTTAAACTTTATGCCATTTCCTAATATATTATTATAAATAAAAACTAATGGTAACGCAATTCCATCTTTTCTATATTCAAACATTCCTTTAAATGATAGCAAAGATGACTTATTTGCAGTCCAAAGTCTTGATTTTTCTTTTCTAGATTCATCACCTTCAACACCAGCAGATAAATCAATTTTCATAATTCTTGTTCCATTTTTATCAGCTGTAAAAAATAATGGTGCATTTTTTTCTAAATCAGCTCTTTCTACGTCTTTTATTTGTTCATTTTTTTCTTCTTTTGTCATTTTAGCTAATTCTTCTGGAGAATTAAGGGATTTTACAACATTAGCTTTCATGTTTTTACTAACATCAGGACTGTTTAAATATTTAAAACCAAAATTATTATTTCTATCAGAAGTAAATAAAGTTACAAAATTATTCATAACTTCATCTTGAGTTTTTACACCAAAAACACTTCTAAATGAATGAATTGTTTTATCATTTGATAGTAAATCTTGCACAATATCAAGTGATGATGTCATTCTTGATAAGAAATATGGCTCTATTTGTCTAATAAAGCTATTATTTTTAAATTGTAATCCATCTTTCATTACTAAGTAATTAAATGCATCAACTGTAAAATCTTTTGCTTCATCATCTAAAGAAGAGTTTAATTGTCTAAATCCATCCATAAGTAATGTAACAAAATCTGGATTGTTTTTAGTTCTTGTATTACCCTCAAGTTTATACAATGTCAATCCTTCAAAAATTGATTTATTTCTTTTGTTTGAATACTCAGTTGATGTTGCATTTAAAAACTTTAAAAACTCATTGTTTTTAAATTCTTCTTTAGACAAAAGGCTATACAACTTCTTATGCAAGTTATTGTTGAATAGATCATCAATTTTAAATGATTTTGAAAACATATTTCTATATGATGCAATAGTAAGGTATGATATTAAACTTCTAGAAAATGTATTTCTATTGTCTTCATAGTCCATAAACCCAGGTTTCATTTGAGAAGAAACTTTTGATTTTATTTTTTCAGCTAAAGGAGTTCTTGTTATAAAGAATTTCTCACCATATATGTTAATCATTTTAAACACTTTCATGTTTACGTTTATTAACTTGTCATTTTTAAATATTGGCAATAAATCAAATGGATATTTCATTTCACCACCCTCTTTAGAATCCTCAGCAAAACCCTCAACATGTCTAAAGTCATAACTGTCAAGTTTATTAGGGTCTGAACTTTTTTTCAAATACATCTCTATCCCCAATTTCTTAATAGCATCAAAAACTTTATCTGATTCAGCCCAAGTTTTTTTCATTCCCTTTAACAAACCAAGAACATCAACCATATTTCTTAAAAATTCAGCATACTTTCTTTGTGTCAGCATTGTGTTCATTACAAGTTTTTGTAATGTAAGGAATTGATTTTTAGTCATATCAGTTTGAAGGCCTTCTGAGAATTTTAGTGCTTCAGTTAATGTTTTAACATCAATTATAACACTATCATCTATTTCAAAGTCCTTCATATCAATATCATATTTTTCAGCTATTGCTTTAATAGAATATTTTGCTATACTATCATCTGTAAAATCTTTTTCTGTTTTTGAAGCTATTTCTGATTTTTTGAGGTCAAAGTTTCTATTTAGCTCAGACATGATCTCTTGTTTTGACATAAACAAATTAACAGTTTCATCAATACCCATACCATTGTTGTTTAATACTGCTCCAATTGTATTTTGAGAAATATTATATCTACCAGCCTTTGGATCCTTAGCATTATCAGTATGAACTGAAAGTATTGATGAATTACCATCATTAATCCTTTGGCCACTATCATTTATGTATGAACCAAAGCTATCATGACCAAGAACCTTGTCAAAACCTTTTATTAATTTTATTCCATATTTATTAAGACGTTGAAACATAACATTAAATACTGCAGCTGGACCAATACCTTTAGCTCCAGTTGAGTTATTTTCATCTGCAATAGATTTATCTAATGGAGATGAAACACCAAGTGTTTTAGTTTCTACATTAATTCCATTAGCTTTTAACATATTATCTGCATCATCAAACATTTTTGTTGTAGATGGACTAGCAGATATTTTGTTACTTAGATTACTATTATTGTGTAATAAAGCAAATTCCATTTCTAATAATATATTATCAGTTTCTGCTTTATTAAAAGGAACTATATCTTCTAAAGAACCAGATTCAAAAGCCATTCTATTAGCAGAAACTTGTTTGCCAAATTTGTCAGAGAATTCACTTTCTTTTGTTTTATATCCTAACAATTCAAGTGTTTGGTTGGACAATTCCTCTCTAATTCTAGCTTGTTCTTTTATTAAATTATTTAATGGAGTTTTAACTTCATTTTCATATGCTTTAGAGTCTTCACTTAAAATTGTTTTCATCATTTTAAGCACCTTTTTCTCATGGGCATTATTAAATCCCTCTTGAGCAGTTGAAGTCTTCTTAGATTCAACATAATTGCCATCTTCATCAAACTCAAATGCATCTCTTCCAGCTTTCTCAAGTCTTGACTCAAAATCATCAACAAGTTCCATTATATTTTCATTTAATGCATCCTTGTTTTCTAATAATAGATTTTTTACAGCTTTTTTAGCACTATTAAGAAGGCTTGTTACATTGTTATATTCTTCACTTGAAGACATAGCATTTGAAAGTCTTTCTCTATATTGTTCATCAGTTCTAACAGCATTAGCAAGATATTCATCATGAGCAACAGCAATTGCATTGTTATTAGTTTCCTCTTTTAAATAGTCACCAAAAACTGAAACTTTATTCTTATATTTATTGTTATACCAAGTGTATATCCTTGCAAACAAACTATCAATATCAAAATCCGCTCCAGATAATCTTACAATTTCTAAAGGTAGCATTATAATATTACCAGTTTCAGCAGGCAAGAAATCAACAACTATCAATGAAACCATTGAGTGTTTATCTTGTGTAGGAATTCTTACGCCAAACATTCTAGCTAATGCTTCAGGTATTTTATCTCCAATTTTTAATCCATACTGCTCTGCAAATTGTGCACTTATTTTACATTCTGAGACATATTCATTACCAGATTGTTTTCTCCATGCAAGTTTTCTAACTTTGACACCCTTAAATCTAGATGGACTTCTTCTAAATTCTGCATCTGTTATTATTCTTTCTCCAATATGCATCACACCATCGCCAAAATCACTTTTTAATGTGAACTTATGTCCAGGAGTTTTAATTTTCATTGCCTTACTAACATATGATAGCCACATGTTTTCAAACTTTACTAATGTTGCTGGGAAATTTAAATTGTATTTTGGATTATCAGAAATACCTTCAGCCATTTTAAAAAACTCTTGTATATATGGATCTGAATTTTGAGCATCTAATGATTTTTGAAATTCTTTTAATAGTTCTTTATATTTTGGCTTATTATTTTCAATAATAGCCTCTTTAATCTTTTTAAAAGAATCTTCAACACGTTTACCTAAAAAATGTAAATATGCATCAGCAATTTCACCAACTTGTTTTTCTTTACCAAATATAAATCCTTTTGCAGATCTATCTTGCTCAGACCAAATTAAATTTAATAACTGAGTTGGGTGTATAATGTATTTCTTTATTGCGTCAGTGTTAACTTGCTCTCTAAAAACACTGTCACTAACATCAAAATTGTTTAATTGAAAATCAAAAGCTGACTTTGGAGTCTTAGGCATACTAGAAACATTTGGCTTAATCTGCTTCATTGAACTATCAAATGCTAATATATCTGTTCCAGATATTTCCATTTTATTTAATAAATAATGGTTATATTCAGAATTTGGCATTGGCTTCCAATAATTGTGAGTTAAACTATATAGTCCAGCTAGTCTAGCTTTGTTTCTATTACCATCTAATTCAGCGTCAATTAAATCATATATTCTATTAAGAGCTTGTCTATCTTTTGATTCAACAAATGATGTAACACTTCTTAATAATGTTGCTGTAGATGTTTTATCATAAAAGAATGTATCTCCACCAACAATCTTTCTTGATGTTATAGATGCATTTGATTTTATTAAATATTGTGATTCTGACCAAGAAAGCTTATATCCTTTTCTTATTTTTGATATAAGTCTTTTAACTTCAGAATTTGACTTGCCTAAAGCTTTAAGATATTTGTTTTGGTACCAATCAAGAGTGTTTAAGTTCTGAGCATCAGTTGTATCTGTTTTTGCAAGACCATCTATATTACTTTCTCCTTCTGTGTAATCAGCTCTGTCTCTAGCATTTACAGATTTTACAACAGCAATTGTTGTTCTATCACTTCCAAGAGTTGGACCACTACCAATTAATTTTGCATTTCTTTTTACAACATCATTATGTGAACTATAACTTGTTGCTAAATCTCCATGTAATAAATTATTAATATTTATAGACATTAAGTAATCATTGCTAAAAAAGTCAGCAAGAGATTTCATATTAACATTTTTATTATTGTCTTGGTAATCATTAGGTAATAATTTGTTTTCATAAGTAACAACACCTTCTTTAGACTCTTTTTTTGATATTGCACCTCTTTTAACAAGCAAGTCAACCCATTTGTCAAATTGTTCTTTGTAAAATTTATTTAACAAATCTTCAACTTCAGAATTTATATCACTAAATGGAAGGCCTGCTTTAGCTGAATCAACCATTTTATTATAAAGAGTTTCATCAATTGATTTTAAATATGAAAAATTAAAAAAAGCAAGCCCTCTTTCTTCTTTATTATGAAAGCCTTCTAAAAAGAAATCAGTTCCATCTTTTATTTCTTTTTCAGCTTTACCAATTCTTTCATATTCTTGCACAAGACTTCTTTTTAAATAATCCATTCCTAGACTATTTAATGTACCATCATTATTAACAAAATTTTGAACTGGAAGAGTAACCATATTTTGAGTACTCTTTGTTTCAATAACTGCAAATATAAATTGAGACAAAGTTCTTGATCTTTTTTCTAAAGACCCTTCTCCAGCTATTTTTTTCTTTGTTCTAAGCTTATTGTTATCATTTGAAAGACTTGATGTTCCTCTAGCAAATAATGACATAGCCATTATTGTCTTTGTTCTTGGATCTAAATTTGCATATGTATTACCAGTTGATCTTTTGTATGATTCTTCTTCAAGATTATAAACATCTCCTCCTTCTTCATCTTCATCTCTAACTTCATTAAAACTAACAGCTCTTAAACCATCTGCAATATATGTTTTAATGTTATCAAATATTAAATCACTAAAATCATCATTGTATATAATTTTATTGGTGTCTTTACCATCATTAGATTTCTCATATTCAACACCAAGTATTAATGGGTTGTTTTTAATTGACTGATAAAATGTTTTTACTAAATAGTCTTCCATATATCCACCATCAGCTTCAATTGCTTTTTTAAGTAGTCTCCAACCATCTTCATCAGATACATTTTGTCTAACAGCACGTATAAATTCTCTTCTAGCTTCATCTCTCCATTTTGCTAATTCTGATGTTAAATAAGATGGAAGTATTTTATCAAATACAGTGTCTCCTTTAGCATTTTGAAATGTACTACCAGTAACAGACTCATCAAATATTGCATTATTTGCTGCAATATTTTTCATCCTTCCAATAGCTCCAGTATCAGTTACATTTCCTTCATTATCAACTAAAACAGCAAATGGATTATTGCTCTTATTGCCTTCTAAATCCTCAGCATCTAAACTTGATGTTAAACCTTCAATATCATCTGATGTAAATGGATCAGCATCATCAAACATTTCAAACTCATCCATAAGTCCTTTAAAATATTCTGCAACTTCTGTGTTCCCAGATTCTAAAGCTTTATTATATTTTGATTCTATAAAATCAATTTTATTTGCAATTAATGAAAATCTAACATATCCAGAAGAAAGCTCTATACCAAGCTTTTTCATTATATTTATAAATTCACTAACTGTTGATCCTAATGGTTTTATCTCTCCATCATCATCTTTACCAGCAATATAATTATCACTATAAAGAATAGTATTTAATGCTTCAAGTATTGCTATATTATCCTTTCTGTTCATTTCTTTATTCCTACCCATTGCAATATATGCCTTACTCCATTCATCAACTTGAAATGTTGATTCATCTCTTTGATTTGATTTAAATGCTTTAAAGAATCTGGTTTCAGGGTCAAATACTACAACTGCCTGACTAACTTTGTTTTTAACAAATGTTGATGCAAATTTATTAAACCAATCACTATTTTTTAGAATATCTATAGATGTATTTTCATCAACTTCAACTCCAAGCTCATTAGAAATAACTTTTATTAAATTATCTTTAAATGCTTTAGCATGTTCAGTTTGATTTGAATACATTATAAGCTTCTTAAGAATTTTGTTTTTAGGTGTATCAGCAAGAGCTCTTTCAACACCAGTGTAGATTACAAATCCATTACTAGCCATGTTAAACTTTTTACTCTTCATTTCTTCATCACCTATTAATCCCTTAAATCCAAATTCATCTACATTTACTTCTGTAAATGCCATGAATTGTTTCATTTCTTTTGATAAAGAACCCCAACCACCTATAGTAAATGTAGATTGATTAAATACATATCCATCATCATTAGCATCATCTTCTGTATTTTCTTTTTCATTTACATCTTCATAGTTAAATAATGCAGTTCTAATTTCAACAGCCTCAGCAATTTCACTTTGAGTTTTAGTGTTTTTTAATGCATCACTAACCTCTTGAATTGAGTTGTATATTCTATCAAATTCTGATTTGCTTTTTTCATTAACTTGTCTTAATTCATTACTAAAATTACTAACATCATAATAGTTAACCATTTTCATCACCTCTTCTTTTATTATTTCAGGTGTTGGAACATTTGTTCTTTTAATGACATTCATTGCAATAGTGTTAATAATTCTTTCACTTTGAGATTGGCTCAAGAATCCACTTTCTTTTCTTTGTTCTTTTTCATTCCATTTATCAGCTTTTGGTATTAGCTTAAATGCTGGAGTTTCACTCCTTCTTAAAATACCTAAAACTGGTTCTGAATTTTTATAAACACCATTATATATGTTGCTAAATACAATATCCATTTGAGGTCTATTGTCAAAAAAGAATCTTCCAAGTGCTTTTATTGCATCAAAAATTCTTGTTAATAAACTTCTAGACTCTTTGCCTTCAGCATATTTCTGAAATTCATCAGCCATTTTTTCCTCATAATACAAATCAACTAACTGGTCTCTTGGTATTTTATCCTTATAATAAGACTGTATTCTTTTTAAATCTTCTTCAGTGTATTTTTCATACTTAATTTTTGCCTCAGATATTAATTGCTTATATTGAGGTCTTGTTAATATTGTTCTAAATACAGCATGAAATGCCTCATGGTATTCTACACCTTGTTTAGCTGACTTAGATATATAAACAATATTATCCATAAATCTACCCCAAGCTTCACCATTTTCACCTAAGTTGTGAGCAATTGTATCTACAAGTTCAGTTGATATCCAATTTGGAAGCATCTTTTTAAGTCTTGCTTTTGCAACTTCAATATCAATTGGATTTGATGTTGGATTTACATCACCTATTTTAAATGGAGAATTTCTATCACTACCATTCATACCTAATGCTCTTAGCTGCTCCTGTAGTTCATCCCTTTGCTCTTTTAATGCATCTGTTTCAGCTTTTGTAATACTTGTATCTAATAATGCAAGTTTTAATTGAGAATTGATTTCATCAATATTCAATTGTATTTCTCTCATTTGATCTTCATTGCTAGCAATTTGACTATCAGATTTACTAGACTTACCAGCTTCTTCATTAAGAACTGCCAGTCTTTTTTCATAAGCAACATCTAAAGCATCTGAATATTTTTCAAGACCATTTTCTTTTATAAAAGCCTTTGCAATACTGTAAAACAATGGCAAATTAATTTTATTTGCAGAACCAATGTCATCTATAAATGAATTAATTTGATTTATAGCTAGTGTAGTATTTACTTCAGAAAGTTTTGCTTTTGATTTTGGAGCTTCAACTTTTTTAGGCTTAAATGAAACACTACTTCTAACTGGAATAGCATTCATTTTCATGTTGTTTAATGAATTAAAATCACCCTCAGATGATTCTTCATCAACTGCAAGTTTAAACCCTTCTAGCTTAAGCTTTTCAAGCTTTTTATTTCTGTCATAAACCTTACCATCTCTACTTTTTCTTGATGCATATAATTTAATATCTGTATTAAGAGCACTTAATAATTGAGCAGAAGTTGTTATTTTTGTAGATTTTTTAGTTACTGGGTTTTGATGAACTAGTATAATTGATCCATCTTCATCTTCTCCCCAAATTAAATTTAATTCCCCTTTTCCAAGTAACTTTTTTTCATCAGAAGATGTTTTTTGTTTTGAGCGTAATGTTATATTATTTTTAACACCAGGTAAGCTTATCTTAAGCTGTAATGCTCCAACATGTCTTTTGTCATCTTCTTTTTTATTAGCTCTCTTATCTTCAGACATACCAGTCATTCCAATTTCAATTTTAACACCAGAAATTCCAGATGCTGAAATAAAGAAATTTCCTTCATTGCTAGTTAATGTTACACCATCAATTATATCATCATCTTTTGCTTCAATTATTTTCTTATCTTGAGCAATTATCATTTCTGATAAATTTGTTAAAACAGAATCACCCTCAGTTACATCTGTTTCAATGCTTGGGAATGAAGCAGATAATATATCTAATTTACTTTTAGCTGAAGGATTATTAATAAGAGCAAAAAACTGACCAGTTAACTTACCTTTCCCATTATCATTACCATATTTAGATTCAAGACCTTTTTTAATTTCATTATGTCTTTCATTGTATATTGATTCAATCTTGCTAAATTCAGTTGGACTATTTTCTCTGACAATCTCTGATATTGTTCCATCAACATTTCTTAGATAGATATTACTTATAGATTCATTTTTAAATTTAATAATTATAACACCAGATTTTGTAACTAATTCATCGTCACTATTTTTAAATGAATATTCAATTTCATATCCTTTATTACTTAATGACTCTCCTAGTGTTGGCTTTTTTTCACCCTTTACATATTCTATAGATCCAGTTCTGTTAACATAGAAATATTCCTGAACTTCATCATTTGTAAATGAACCTTTTTCCTCTAGTGCTTCAAATGCTTTTACAAGGCCTGCATAAGTGTTTTGCATAGCTTCTCCTTGAGCTGTTGGCTCAGATACACCATTCTCATTCTTTTGTACAAAGTCTGGATTTAATGCAGCCAAATGCTTCATATTACCTGGATTAAATGGCTTTCCTGCTACAACAAATCTTCTAGGATCCATTAGTCCACCAATTCTTTTACCATTAACATAAACATAAACTCCTTTGCCTTTATTTTTTTCAGAGTTTAATCCTAAAATAATTTTAACATTAGTATTTTCAATTGGCTTACCATCTAATCCAACTGGGGCAACTTCATTATTTGCATTTTCATAATCTTCGATTCTTATTTCAGCTGAATTCAATATATCTATTTGAGACATTTCATCAAGCTCTTTAAGCTGAGCTTCATCTAAAAATCCTACAAACATAGTTGTTAATTTACTAACAGCATCAATTATCTTAACTGATGGATTAGTTTTTTCATTTTTATTTTTTACATCAAGGTTTTTAATTTTTTGATTATTAACTTCAATCTCTTTTGATAATTTTTCAGATACTGATTTATAATGCTCTCCTGTTGGACTATTTAAAAATGTTTTTACATGCTTGTCTACTTCTGCTTTAGCCTTCTGCAAAACAGCATTTATTTTATTAAGATGATCAAGCTTTTGTACTATTCCTTTTTTATCTTTAAGCTCAACTAATAATGAGTCATACTCACCTTTAAATTTAGTTTTAAATTCTTTAGCATGACTAAGTTCAACTTCTGGCATTAATAAATCAGAAGTAGAATTTTCAGTTTCAGCTTCAGTCTCTTCTAATCCTTCTTTCATATTAGGATTAGATTCTTTCATTTTTTCAAAAATACCTTTTGCATGATTAACAAACCATGTATTTAATTGCTCATTTGTTTTTATTTTTAAAAGATTATCATATTTAGTTTTTAATTCAGATAAATTTAAATCATTTATTAAATATTCTTTATTTGCATTTGATTGCTCAACAGATGATGCTTCAGGCAGTTCTTTCTCTTTAATGCCATCTCTCTCCATTATCATCTTCTTATTTAGCTTCAACTGATTTAATTTAGCTTCAGCAATTTTAAGTCTTTCACTAAGATTGTAAGTTTTTTTAAGAGGAGAAGAATCTTTTGTTTCTTTAATAGAATCAACAATTCTTTGTTGATTATCTATTAGATTTCTAATATTATCAAGAGAAGCAAGTATTGGAAGTTTGTCACTATTTCTTGCAATCTCCATTGATGTGTGAAAAAGTTCTTGCTTTACAACATTTAGCATTGCAGTTTGTTCTTTAGATTGAAACACTCCAGCAAATCCAGCTGGTTTAATTCCTTCTAAATGCTCACTAACTTGTTTATATTTATCATATGCATTTAAAATATTTCTTGTTTCTTCAGCAGCTTGCTCATCATTCATCATTGGCTCGCCCATTTCATTTTTAACTGTTCTTAGGTTTCTTATACCTTCTAGTAAAAATGGAACACTATTTTTTTCAAAATTCTTTTGATATATTTGGTTCTTAAGTCTAAATACTTTATCATCAGTATTTACTGCTCCTGCATCCTTTAAATCTTTTGATGTTTCTAAATATTTTGATATATCTCTTGTTATTTTAATTGCAGCTGCAGATCCACCACCAAGTAACCCAAGCATACCACCAACCTCAGAAGCTGCTTGAAATTCTTTGTCTTCAGAATATTTTCCTCCTAAATTTGTATCTTCTTGATATGGAAGTCCTAGATTTATTGATGTTGCAGTATCATAACTATCAGCTAAAAGATTTGACATAAACCCTTTGTCTTCATACTCTTCTAATCCTAATGCTTTAGATCTTTGCCTGCCAGATGCTAAATGCTGAAGTCCTTCTTCAAATTTTTCACCTACAGTTTTGTAATGCGCAAATCCAAGAGCCTTACCAATTCTTGCATACTTATTATATTCTCCAACTCTTCCAAGCCCTTTAATAATTGAACTGCCTTTAAACATTGAACTTCCAATTACAATACCTAAAGCATCTTCTGCAAATAAAGCATAATTTTCTTTCATTAACTCATCAACCCCATTCATTGATTGAATTCTTATTTGCCTTAAATCATATTCTGAAGGCTGAGGACCACTTGGATTTCCTGTTGGATTATTTTTTTCAAACCATTTTTTTATTAACTCTTGTTTAATACCCTCAACATTGTCTCCTAATTCAGCTTCTGTCTCACTATATCTTGCATATGCTCCAATAGCCATTTGTCCAAGAAATGCTAAACCACCAGCAACAGCTGCTCCAGGACCAGTTTCAGCTGTAACTCCAGCAGTTTCTAACCCTACAACAGCAGCTCTTGTTAAAGCTTTTTTACCAACTGTTGCAATAAATGTAGATACCATCATTGATCCCATGGATCCTAAACCAGATGGCACTGTATATTGAAAAGCTTCACCATATGTTGCATTTGCACCTTTAGCATTAACTATTGCCTCATTTAATTTATATGTTTTAGAAACATATTCATTTGCTATTTCTTGCTCATTTGTTTTTATTCCTTCTTCAGCAGCATCTCTTTTTTTTGCAGCTTCTAAATTTTGTTCTTCTAATTCTGATAATTTAGAATTAAGCTCTTCATCATCTATTAAATTAAGTCTTCTTGATTTTATCCAATCTTCTTTTAAATTGTTATTATTATCAATAATTAATTGAGACTTATTAAAAGAACTTTGATATGTAGACTTTTGTGTATTGTCCCAAGCTTGTTTCATATTATTCCACCAGTTGTCAAAATCTGATTGAGTAATATCCTTATCTTTTAAAGTGTATTCATCTGAAAGATTTATATTAGGATTCTCTCTTAATGCTCCTTCTAATTCAACAGGATCTGAGCTAGAATAAGGCTCACTTTTACCTAGAATACTATCAAGTTTACTATTGATTGAATCTTCTGAAGGTTTTGTATTGTTAAATATCTGATCTAATACATTATTTATCATATTTTATTCTGTAATTAATTTATATAAAAACCGTGACTTCCTGACACATTTTTAGCTTCATAAGATTCCCAATCTGCTCTACTCATTGATCCATCATTAGGTATGTGGACATTATGAAAAGATCCTTCATCTAATTGAACCACTGTCAATTTAATGCTATTTGTTTTATCCTTAAATTTGTAAAAATCTTTTTGTAATTTATCAACACTACCAACAAATAATTGCTTGTGCTTTCCATCTTCAGATATTACTAATAACTTTCCTCCATACATTCCTGAAGTTCTTGTATTATCATTAATTGCTGCACCAACAGCATATGGAATTTGCTTTCCATTTTCATCTATTAAAGATGGAAAATACGTTCCTGTTCCGTTTGCAGTGTCTTTTGTTTTTTTTAAATCCATCAAAATCAGTTACTACATAATAATTTGCGCTTGTAAATGCAGACCCCTCTTTTATCTCTTCTTTTGAATTTGGAAAATACATTTTTCCTGAATTATCAACTGCAATTATTTTTTGAACTTTGCTATTGTAGTTAAAGTTTTTTTTATCTTTTGTTATAGGATTTATTGCTTGAACAACCATACCTCTTGTTTTAACTTCAGCTTCCTCCTTCTCTAATTACTTTTAATTTTTTATTAAAAATATCAAGATATTCTTGTACATTTTTATTTTTAGGTAAAATTCCACCTTTTGACCTGCTTCTTATAGAAGCATCAACAGCAGACTGCGCTTTGTCATAGTCTTTTGTTTCTGAAAGCGTTTTAAGATATACATTTGCATCACCAGCACCTAAATAGTGTGTTAAAGCCATTAATGTTTCATCTGGAGTATTTAGCTTGTAATTATCCTTAAAATTAGCTATAGTTTTTTTATATTTATCTCCTAGATAGTTTTGGTATTTTTCTTGAGCTTCTGGATTCTTTAGATACTCTTCTCTAGTTTTAACACCTGTAATTTTCTCTATCTCTGATTGTGCTTGTCCACTAGCAGGCTCTCCATGTATACTCCAAATATGTTGGTATTTACCTGTAGCGCTACTTCCTGGATTATCTTTTGGATTATAATTATTTCCAGACTCCTGAATACTAATTGTTTGGTTAAACATGTCTATTACTTCATCCCCAGAGGATCTGCGCTTGTCCCCTGGGCTGTCTGCTTTCCCACATTGTCTCCTCCTGGAAACATTAGATTATATCCTGCAGGATCAGTTAGTTTCATTTTTATAATAAACAAGCTCTTAGCCTTGTCTTCTTTAGACATGTTTTTATCATCTAATATAGCAACCTTAGCCGCATTCAGCTTGCCTCTTTGATCATCTGAAATGTTAGGCCTAGAAATAAGATTACCATCTGGATCCTTTAATTTTCCATCTAAAAATTGATTAAATTGATAATCCCAGTCTGTGATATATTTGTCTGGATTTTTAGCAAATTCTTTTTGAAATTTTATTATTTGTTTTTCAACTTTTATTTTAAATAGTTCATCTTTAACTTCAGATGTATTATGTTGAACATTCTTAGCAACCCATTGAGCATTGCCCCATTGATTAACATCAATATTTCTAGTTGTTGTTTCAGCATCTAAACCTATTGCAGGAGTAACCATTGACATTATGTATCCTTTAACTTCAGCAACTTCTCCATTGTCCTTGACAATTGTTTTTGTATGCTTTTTAATTAGACCATCCTCTTCAAGTTTTTTATATCCATCTGCAGACATAAATGACATAATGCCAGCTGGAGCTATATTTTTCATTTGTACTTCAGTAACAAATGCGTCAATTTTAACTACAGGATCTCCATTATTATCAGTAAAAAAGCTTTTTCCTGAACCTGGAATTACTTCTAATTGACCATTAATATTTGTCAGAGCCGTATTTAAATTATCTAAAGTTTCATAGTTTTCAAGATTATTTCCTTTGATTTTTTCATTTAAGTCTTTGTCATCTAAGTCAATTCCTGCTCTTTCAGCTTCAGATTTTAATACTCCATACCCATTTGGATCATTGGCTTTAAAGCTAGCTAATTCTGCCTTGTAAAATTCAGTATTTTTCAGCTCATTTATTGAAATACTTCTTGTTTTACCAGTTGCACTATCATATTCACGAATAGTTTTTTCATTTTCATTTTTAAAATTTTTTGATAGATTTCCTCCCCAATAAACTAATTCTCTGTAAGGTTTTCCTGTGTTTCCACCACCAGTAGCAAATGTTGAAACAGGATTATTTATTGCATCTTCTTTATCAAAAACAATATCTGATAAAATGGTATTGTGGTACTTTTTTATTAAAGCATTTTCTTTAACTTTAAAAGGAATTGCCTTTCCCATTTTCACATCATCTTCAACTTCTTTTTGCGTGCCTTGTTTACCAACAGAAAAATACAAAGTTCTTCCTGTGGCATTTATAAGAGTTGTTCCTGTTTTTGTATCTTTTGTTCCTCCTAAAAATGCTGCAACGTCTCCTGTATCAATAACAGCTCCGCCATTAACTGAAGATTCTTTTATTATGTTTAAAAGCTTATTATCATAATTGCCAGCAACATCATCATCATCTCCTGATTTTTTATTTCCTGAACCAGATTTATTAGCAGGTACAGCATTTTCTTTTTGTATATCTTTTTTAGATTGATAAGTTCCTAAATAAGCATCTGTAATATTATTTATTACATCATCTTCTGTAAAAACACCCTTCTCTATTTCTTCTCTAACTGCTTTATCATAATTTACAGATTCCTTGCCCCATACATTTTTATTATTTTTAACATACAAAGCAACTCTTTCTTTAATTTGGTCTCTTGTTATACCTGTAGTTTCTTTGCCTGTTTGTATATTTTTATATGATATATTACCAAAATCGTCTTTAAATGGAACAAGTTCTGGCATATTCATACTTATATCAGTTTCTTCATGTATTTTTCCTAGTACATCTCCAAAATCTTTCCAGTAATCTCCTGGTTTTTTAGTTTTATAATGTGATAATGATGGAATTTTATTAATGTCTTGCTGCTTTAAATCTTTTGATTTAGGGTCATAAAACCATTGTACATAATTTTCATTTCCTGATTGCATCATAACATCATTAGCTAATGCAGTTCCTAATGTTTCATCTTCTTTAACAGCTTGATAAATTGGATTTTCTTTTAATCTATTAGCATAGTTTTTCATTTTATATGTCAATTGGCCATAGTCATGAGTTTTTTCTGCTTCATCTGCCATTGCTTTAGTATCTGCTTCAACTTGATTTCTAAGCATTTTAGCATGATCTTGAGTTGTTGGTCCACCAGTAATTATAGGCTTATCTGCAAGTGCAGCCATGCCTTTATCATAAGTGTCTTGTTGTTTAGCATATCCAGCTTCTATTTCTTTTAGAGGCAAAGGGACATAAGAAGATACCCAAGGTTGTTGATCATATGTTTTATCAAATCTGTTAGCCAAGGTTTACCTCACTTTCATATTTCCAAATGAATCCACAAGCAGAACCTATATAAATTTTATTATTTATTAGATTTGTTATTTTATAAATTTCTGTATTAGTCATTATGCTGTTGTATTTTTATTAGATTTATTTTCATTCATATATTTAATATATGCTTGAGGATATTCTTTTTTAATAAACTCTAAATAATCATATTCTTGCTTAGTTGATTTGTCATCTCTATATATATTACTTAAGCTAGATCCAATGTCACCAACATATTTAGTATTTAAATTTCTATAATTAGCCTCATTCATTGCTGTAGCATCCATACTCTTATTTGCATTTGCAGCTATTTCAGCTTGAGCAGCATTGTATGTACCTGCATTAGAAGCGTCATAAGCCATTCTAATTCTAGCTTTAGCTAATGAATTTTGAGCTCCTGCTTGAATTGCATTTTTCATAAAAGTTCCAGCATTACCATCAGCAGCTCCTGAAAGAGCTCCTCTAGTAATTTTATTTTGTATATCAGCATCAGCTAACGCTTGTGTAGAATCTAGATATCTCACTTCTCCATTTTTATAAACAACTGGCCTTTCTTTTTTATTAGTGGCAAGACCATATATAGAGCCAGCCATTTGAGCAGCTCCAGCTCCAGCTCCCATCATTCTAGCTTTTTGATAATTTGATAAATAAGGTTGTTTAACTGGATCCTTAGAATTACCATATTTACTATATAATCCTGGATTAGTACGTCTATATTCTTCTATCATACTAGAAGTTTCAGGGTAATCTTCATCTTTAGAAAAATCATCTGGAGCAGCTCCTCTAAATTGCATTTCATCTTGATATTCAATTTCTGCTTCTGGAATCATTGATTGAATTTTTGGTATGCTAATTGGATCTTTATAACGTCTAAATTTAGGATCTTCTGGTACTTCCATTGGAGTATTGTTAGTTAATAAGTATCCATTTGTGGAATAAGTAGGATCTTCTGTTTCATAGCCATATGCATATTTAGGTAATTTATGCATACCACCCATTTTATATTCCATTCCTTCTTGTCCAGACTCTGGGCCCATCATTTGATGTTGTGCTCCAGGCATCATTTGACCATCAGGCATTTGATGATTCATTCCTGGTAATTTAACTCCCATCTTTTCAGCATATTTAGCCACTTTAGATTGCTTAAGCATTTCTTGTGCTTGAAATATCATGTCTAATTTCTTTTGTCTTACAGAATTAACTAATTGTTCTGTTGCTGTTAATGCTCTATCTTTAACTTCTTTAATTTTATATTTAGCAGCCTCTTTAGCAAATGTTAATTTAGAGCCAACATCTTTTAATCTATCAGAGAATATTTGCGTTCCACTAGGTAGATTCACTTCTGCATCATTTCCAGATTCATGTGTTCCTACATCAACTTGATCTGTTCCTCCATAAGGAAATCTCACCATTTCTTGTTTTTCAATCCTAGCATTTGGATTTTCATAAGATAATCCTCCATTTGAATATTTAACTCCGCCATAAGCAGCGTACATAGATGTTCTATTAGGATCACTTGATAAACCAGGATTCTCTTTTGGTTGATTATAAGAAGCCATCATATTATTAAATGATGCTTGTTGTTGTGCATCATATTGTGCTTGTTGTTCATCACGTGCTTTTTTTGTTGCATTTTGTGAAGCAATATTTTTTTTTGCATCTGACTCAACTTGTTTTTGATGTCTTCCAGTAAAAGCTTCAGATAAACCTCCAGTTAATGCTCCAGCTACTTTTTCTAAGTCAGTAGCATTAGGATCACTATATAGTTCTATCATTGCTCCTGCTGGATCTAAAGCTGCTCCAGCTGCACTGGCAACATAAGATGCGTTTTTATTTTCTATTTCTCCAGTTGTAGAATTTGTTTTATCTGTTTCTGCTCTAACCATTTTAGATCCACTATCAACAAGTCCCATTGCTGCTCCAAGTGCTGGATTAATAGCTCCAGCAACAGCTGTTCCAGTGCCATAAACTGCATCTCTAGTTGCCAATCCTTTTTGTTCTGAACTAGCATAAGGATTATTTTGTGTATTATATACATTGGTTGCACCTTTTATAGCTGCACCTCCAATTGCAACTGCATCATTTGAACTTATTGATGAGCCTTCAGCTTTTCTATTAGGATCTCCTGCACTATATCCTTCTTCTGTTCCTGCATATAATCCAGAACCATCATCATATTCTGACATCATAGTCCCTTCATAACCATTAGGAAATTTAGGAAGCTTTCTTCCTCCATGTTTAAATAAAGGAGTGGTGGTTTTCTTTTTAGTACCACCTGGATATTTCTTTAATTTTGGGCGCTTTTTCATTTATAATTTATTTGATTATATTCTTCCTTTTATAATCTTTGTATACAATATAAGGAATAGAGCTGTAAATTACAACTTATTCCTTATGTTTATTGATAATAATTATTGTTATTGAATTTATTTAATTACCTAGGACTTTGACGGTATATAAACTTTATATTATTAGTGCTTAATAATCTATTGTCTGTATTGCTGTAAGATAGATCAAGAGTTAGATATTTGTCTCTCATTCTTTCTCCCATCACCTTGTCAGATGGTGATAAGTCTGTGAATATATTTGGACTATCAGAAGATGTATATAGCACTCTATTTCTAGGAATTGCTAATTGCCATGTTCTTTCTTTTCTTTTAATATTAACATTTGGATTTAATATTTGAATATCAGTGTTTTGATAATCATTGTATGCTCTAATAGTATTCCAAGTGTCATCATTAAAATTAGTTCTTGTTCCATTGGCATCTAATTCAGTTGATTGAGAATCCCATACAATATTGTCAAACACTTTTGTTGATCCAAAATTTTCATTAGTTATTAATTTAATTGTAGAATCATTTAATGTTCCATAAAATCTTCCATAATCTCCTTCGTCATGCATGTAAATATCGGACAAATTGTTTGGATCTGTAGAAAAAACTATATATCCATCACTAAAATATATTCTTGGTGTATGACTATAAAATGATGAAAAAGCTCCCATTCTTTCATCAAATACAAGAGTGAATGCATTTGATAATACAGGTTCTGCATTTATATTTTTATTATCACTTATTGTAAATATAGCTTGATTATATTTAAAATCATATACAGTTCTAACTCCATTAACTCCTGTTATGCTATCATAATATGCAGGCTTATCTGTAGTTAATATATTATATTCTAAGTTGTCATTTAAATAAGAAAACAAGCCTTTTGCATCAGAATTAAATTCTATGTTTTCTCCTCCAAAACTATAAAATTTTCTATTGTTAACATCAAGCCAAAATAACTTATAATTAGATTTAGTCAATCCCCATTGGTGTTGAAGTCCTAATTCTGTAGATAGATAGTCATGTCTTTGTAGTGCCAGTCCTGTTCCTATTTCTAGTTCAGAATTTCCAATATTTCCTACATCAGTGATGATGGCTCTAGGATTAATTTGAATAATACCAAACGCTCTAGTTTGCCAGAAATACATTCTATCTTTAAGTATTTCCATAGCATTAATAGGGCCATATGTGCCTTCTACATCCCAATAGTTATTTGTTAAAAATGTTCCCCAAGAATCTGTGTGTTCTCCATTAATTTTTATTTCTGAATTATAAAATCTATTATCAAATTCATCGTTTAATATAAATGGATCTGGTTTTGGAAAATACTCTTTAATATCATTTTCTGTAGAATACACTGAATTGTAATAATAATTTTCAACAAATTCAGTTTCGTAATTACTACCATCAGAAAGAGCGCAAGGGTTTGGAGCTCCATCTCCAAAATCTTTATTCATATATCTTCCACTTCTTAAATCTGTATTAATAACAGATTCAACTGGATAGTAAAAAGTTGTTGAATATTTATCTTCAGCAACAGCTCTTCCTGAATTTCCAAAGTTTTTAGCCCATCTGCAAGAGTCATATAAATTAACAAAAGTGTCTCCACCAAATACTGTTGGATTATAAACTGTTCCAGGAAATATTATTCTTGTTGGATTAAAAATTCCACAAGACATATAAGTATTGTTAGCTCTATCTGAATATGAATTTCCATTGTATTGATTAGACAATGTTCTTTCAATATTAACAAGATACTTTCCGAGAGTTGGCCAGCTAATAATATTGTCTAATACAAAATAAAATGCTGCATTTCCAATACTTTGAGATTCAGCTCCACTAGCACCAAATAATCCAAAATCATAATTATTTACTGCTAATCCAGAAGCTTCATCAATAGTGTTACCAGCATAACCAACGTAAGTTATTTGTTTTATATTTATTCTTGGTGTAGTATATGTTATTGAATTATATAATTTGTACATATAATACGGATTAGTTCCGCCAGAACTATTCCCAATTTTTGTATTTATTTTATGTAAATGAGTTTTGACTTTAAGCTTCATTGTGGTGTCTGGTGAAACACTTAAAATAGAAACTTCTGGTGTTGAAAACCATCCTCTTTGAGCATAGGTTATTCCTGACCATCCCCATGGTGTGTTGCCACTTGAATCTAATGCAGGAGATGTTGTATGATATGCATCATCTGCACTACTTCCTCCATCATATATATCAACAGGAGTTATATATCCCTGACAAACTACTGTTCTATCTTGCACCTTACGCTTAAGTCTAACTATAGAATATCCGCTTATTTGATCTGCTATAGAATCTAAATTACTAATAGTAAAATCAATTCCTAAAGATTGAACAAATGCTTCATAATATCCTCCATTTGGACGAGCTGTAAATGATAATCTAAAATCTGTAATTCCAGTTGGACTTCCGTCTTCATAAAATGATTGAGTGTTTACATCATCAAAATCTGGAAACTTAATATCTCCAATCCATTTTACAAAATATGGATTCTTTGATTTATCAAAGAATTGAATTCCAAATCTATATGTTTCAGTTCTTTGATATCCTCTATATAATCCACTAATATGTGGATATTTAATACCGTCATTACTCCCTATAAATGGCGATGGATATTCTTGTATGTCTGATCCTAAATCATTATTTGGACTAAATACATTTAAATTAACATTTGTAGGTCCAAAATATCTTGGACTGACACCTCTCCATGGAGCTGAAACACAATCGCTTACTTCAAATTTTCTTATTCCTTTAGTATCTTTATCAACGGATATTGCAATTGTTTTAAATTTATATGAAATATTTAATCCTTGACCTCCTAATGTTGCTCCATCAGCTTGATATTTATTAATGTCTTGATCTGGATTTATTGCATCACTAGTTTCAACAATATTTTCTAATGTTGATAATTCATATGGATTTGAAACTCCATTTTCAACTAATGACAATTGATTTATTCCATACCATCTATAAGCTCTTGAATCATAAATAATTTCAGAAAGTTCATTTCTAATGTTTCCAACAAATAATCTATTATCTTTAGTTCCTATTGTTTTGCAATGAGTGAATGCTCCTGACAATTTTAAAAATTCTGATAATGTTAACGGAAGACCTTCCTCACTTCCATCATATGCAAAAGTGTATGAATCACCTCCAAGTGGATCGTCATGTATTATTGTAATTGTAGCTGGATCAGCTATGTTTTGTCTAAATGCAATTGCAATTTCTATTCTATCATAATCTTGATCAAGATTGTCTATCTTCCATGTTATTCTTTTATTTACACCTGATCCAGGACTTCCTCCGTAATATCCATCTCCTGAATTAGAATTAGTTTGAGATGCTTCATCTTGAGGGCAAACATAAACTATGTTGCTTAATTCTGAAAAGTTAGTGACTGCTCCTCCTGTATTTTTTAATCTGTAAGATGCTTGGTATGCTCCAACTTTTATTGATGAAGAAGATGAGTTTGATAATGTCTGTAATATTGGAATATCAGTTTCAAGTGATGGAACAATGTCTAAAGCTGAAACATCAATAGCTAATGAATTTGGATCAACTACATTTATTGTTCTTAATTTATTAAAGAAATCTGTCCAGTATATTCTTTGTATCCCTTTATTTTCATATCTACCAGTTGCAGCTGTAGGAGCTATAACTTGATATGTAGTAAAATCTACATAATTATTATATATAAGTTTGAGACTTCCGCTTAATGTTATTTTATCATATTCATATTTCCAAATTTGACCAACAGAAGAAGGATCTATTGCAAGAGATGAATTGTGTCCTCCTGGATTTTTAGTTTTATTATTAGTGGTAAATAAATATACATCTTCTCTAATATTAACAGATCCTATAATTTCTAATCCAGTTTGTGCTGGAATAAAATAAGTGGGAGTTGCTGATGTATTAAGAAATAATCCACTTCCTATTACAGACATTGTTATAGTGGATCCTCCAATAGGGACAATTAATAAATAACTATTTCCATAATATATATTGTATTCTACATCTAATAAAGTGTAAGCTCCTGAATTGTATATATAATCATATAAGTCTCTTAAAGTCATTCCTTCAGTATTAAAAGACAATCCAGTTTGAGACAAAGAACCAGTTATAGTTAATTGTTGAGCTGGTTCATTTGCAATAATAGATATCTTTTGAAATACAGGAGTGTCAGGAATGGTTATATTAAATTCATTTCCTTTAATGTTATTAATAGACGCAGATGTTCCTCCAACATCATTAATAATTCTTATGTTATTAGCCTCTCTGTATGTTCCTTTTGGTTGATTCAATGGATTAATATCCAAATTCATACCAGCTTGAAATGTATTTACACTTTCCATTATGAAATATTTCTATTTTCTTTTTTACCAAGATTAATGAATCCTCTATCATACTCATTAGTTAGAGGCAGCATTCTTCTCCAAACATTTTTAATTCTTTCAAGCTGTGCAGAGTTTGGCATGTTAGCTGCTCCTTTAGCTGCTTTTACATAAAACAGCCATTCCTTTTCAGATTCTTGAAACACTTTATCTGGTGTTTTTCCTTTTCTCCATTCTTGTCTATCTAACATGTGTGTTATATATGCAACAATTGCTTTTTGAAAATATACATCATCAGGTATCATTGGGTATCCATCTTCACAAACTGGCATTGCTAAATAAACAATACATACATTGTCTTCTAATGTTGTATCTAAGTTGATGTTTGTTATAACATAATTATCATTTAAATAAAATGTGTATTCACATTGACCATTTGAGCATATAGGGATTTGACAATTAGTGCATTGATAATTAGCAGCATTAGTGTTAGTTGCCCAATGCATTGGACGTCCCTTATAATTTATAGAAACAAGTTTGTAAAATTCACATGGAAGCTTGGCCTTGCCTGCTGTTAATGTAAGGCAATCACTAATTTCATTATATTGTGAATATGCTCCAATTAAATTAAGAGCTTCTGCTGACCATTCCACAAGACTAGATAATGGAAGTTCATGATTAATTGCAAGGTCTCTGTAAAGTTTTGATAGCACTACATTGAGGCTAATATATCCTGATATCATTTTATTTTATTATTGAAAGTAATCAATTTTTTTTGTTGATAATGTTTTAGAAACAAGCCGTTTAGCTGCTCTGTTTGCTACAAATTTATATCCAGACTTATTTATAAATATAGCTCTCTTTTTTTTCCACATCCATTTATATAAAAATGGCTGATCATGATACACTCTGAATCCTAATTCTTTGGACTTCTTATAATCTGTTGCCCATTTAGTTGACTCTTGATTAAAGCTTCTTTCAAATTTAGATATTTGAAGAGCTCCAAGTCTGTATGGAATTTCAAATAATTTAGCTTCATTAACAACCACTTTTAATATTTCTTTATTACAAGCTTTAATTATTTTAGCATATTCTTTATACTCTATTTTAGCTTTAGCATATGTACAATAAAATTTATACATGTCTAAAATTCCTAATGGCTTTGTAAATTTTCCTTTTCCTCTTTTCTTATTCTCTTTTAGCATTTATTGCTTTCTGGTTAATTGAGATGTATTTGATGCATCATTTTTGTCATCACTAGGAAATGTCATAAATGGCATCACTTTAGTTTTGATAATAATGTCTGTAATCATTGAACTCATATTTGCAGATATTGGATATGATGAATTGCTTATATCAAAACAAGACTCATTTTCACATGTAATAAATTTGGACAATTCTAACGGGTCTTCAAACAATGCTGTTACATTTATATAAGATAACATAGTGTCATTTACAATGTAAATATAACCATTCTTTAAATAGTAATATCTACTTGTTCCTGTATATTTATTATATTTTTGATATCTATTAGCAAATTGCGTAGATTTTGATATTTGTTCTCCAGATGCTGTAGTTACAGATACAATCCAATTATTCATCCATGTGTCTATTGTATTTGGAAGTTTTCCAATTGTTTTCAATACATAACATCCAGATGGTGCTAAACAGCATTCTGATTCATCTGCAGATTCTAGGTTCATACAGGATATTGTTTGAAGCCATATATCATTTAAGTCGTCTTTTTTAGCCAAAGATTGACCAATTAATGTTGCCCTCATTTGGGCAATCCAATAATATAGTTGTTCATCTGGTATTTTAAAATTGTCTGGATTAGATCCTGATGAAGCTATAGACCTAATATCATCTGCAATTTCTCTTAATGTAATCATTTTTTTTAAAATTAAAAGTTAACCTATTTCAAATTAACTTAATGTAATATAATGTTTTTATAGAAGATAAGCAACTTATTTTTTGCTTTTAAGTATTCTTATTCCTATTTTAACATTATGGGTTTTTTGTATAGCTTCATATCTATATCCAACTATAACTCTTCTTACAGCCAAGTCTATCCCTAAAGAAGTGTTAAATTGTGTGGAATTGCCACCCACTTCTGAATACCCATATAAAGACCATTTATTGGGTTTAACTATTGTATCAACTCTTAAGGTGTTAATAGTTATAGTGTTATTAATAATCAGCGGTATTTTAAGCTTATAGTCCATTCTAATAGAATCTAATCTACCTAACACTTTAGCAGTGTAATATAGAGTTTGATTTTCATCTTCTGTTGAATCTGTATAAGTTCTGTACATTTTACATACAGAATCATTTATTACACTAATAGGCGTTTCTGATGTAATTCTAGGAGATTTAAGCCACTTTGTATGAATTATAGTGTCTACTGATCTAATAGTATCATGTACTGTTAAAGTGTCTGAAACAGATGCTCCTTTGATTATTGTTTCATTTTTAGTGCCACCATCTCCACATTGCCTTAAAAGAATTAGCACAGCTATAATTGCCATTAAACTAATTATAGTGTAATTTTTAAACTTCTCCATTAATTCCTTCATTATTTTTATTTTTAGCCTTTTCAGTTTGAGTCATATTAAATCCAGCAGCAATCAATAATGGTGTAGTAAGAAGCACCGTGTCTCCAGAAGTTAATGTTCCTTTTACAGCTAAAAATATAAAGCAGCCAAGAGTTAGCATTAATGTTAATCCTATAAATGCAAATCTTTCTAATCTCTTAGAACTAAGAAATCCTGGGCTAGAACTTAATGTCTTTAACCATTCAAATGCTCCTGTTTTAACTTTATTCCACATGTTATATTGTTTTTAATTGAAAGTGCATACCATCTAGTCTTGTCCAAGTTCCTCCCCATTCAAATCCAGCATCTACAAAACAAGCTACTAATTCATTAGACATTGTTGGCACCTTGCCTAGTCCATTCCAAGCAGCATTAATGTCTATTGCTATTGCCCATGAATGTAAGGAGAGTGAATTTAATCCTCTTTTTAATCTAATATTGAAACATCCATCCCAAGTTTTAACCTCTTTTGTTAATCCTCTTGCAATTATGTTTCTAAAAGCTTTCTCTAAAGGAGCTACTAAATCTTTATTACAATAGATTTTATTAGGCAATACAGGAATTGCTAAATTTATATCAGCAGGTACATCCCATAATGTCATCCATTTACCTTCAAATTTAGTATTCTCATTAACTGCTGTTGCTATATCATCATATGGAATACCATATTTAACCAAACACTGTTTACTTTGCACCATATCTCTTTTCTTTTCTAAGTATTTTCTTCTATAATAACTAACTGGGAATGTTCATTTTAATTATTATATGTTATTGTTTGTCTTTGTGTAGGCATTAATGCCCAATTTGTTGCATTTGATAGCACTCCTTTATAAGACCATATTGTTTGTCCTAATGAACTGTCAATATCAGTTCCATTTAAAAAACTATTATCTTGAGTTGCTCCTTGATTAAGTGTTAATATA